CTTTACTTCTTTTTCTAAGTTGAGCAATAGCAGATTCTTTCATCTGTTTTTCTTTTTTAAGTTTTTGTAGATCTCTTTCTAGATTCATTTTTTATCCTTATTCATTCCACCCCTAAAGATCTGGGTTCCCTTAATGCCATAAATGCTTGCTACGACAAGAATCCATAAATTTGTAAACCATGAAGGGAGCTGTGAGAACATCTCGAAAAACAACTTTACTTTATCCATGGCTGACGGATCATCGCTCACGACTGCCCAAGCTAGAATTGCTATGGGCAAACTTAAAATTATCAAAACTGCCTCGTCCTTCCAGTCCGATTGACGGGCTTCTAATAATTTACCTTGGTAAGCTTCCTCACCCTGAGCCATCTTAGTAGCATGCATCAATTGTGCGTCTGACATAGCCATCTTAGTTCTTTGTTTATTTGCATAAATTTTTGATCCAGCAGAGACTGCTAGTTTAATAGCTGATAACCACATTATTTCTTACTCCCCTTTTTTAATTTGACTGGAGGAACTTGAGAGTTAGGACCTCTCTTTGGTGCTGGTCCATAACTTATTCCACCAGATAATCCTCCAACATTATATGCTTTAAAATTAAAAAAGTTTTCTTTTGGTTTTATTAAAAGTGGATCGATAGGTTTAGTTGTTTCAACTGTTGTATTATTTCCATCTCTATCTGGAGAAGTAGAAGTTTTTTTATTAAATCCTGCATCCTTTAAATAATTTTTTCCTGTTGGTGAATTAGGTTGTAGGGTATTACCTGTTGTTTTGTAAAAATCTCTGTGCAAGCCTTCTTTTTTTGCAAACTTTTGTCTACTTTTATAAGTTTGTTTAGCTGCAAAATTACCTACTGTTGTAACAGAGCCTAAGCCTACAAGAGTAGCTGCAATTTTACTTTTAGCTCCAAAAGGTTTTTGAAATGGAACATCTTTTACAACAGGACCAATTTTTGATCCATCCCTACCTGATCCTCCTCTAGTGCCACCTGTTGTACTAGTTCCAGGAGACATTGCTTTGCCTCCCGCAGGTCCTTTGGTATCAGCTTCTGCGCCCTTAAAAGCTTTTAACATTTTAATTTTTTTTTTCATTATTTACCTGATCTTTTCTTTGCTCTAGCAATCTCAAGTTTCTCTTCTGCGATTCTAATTCTTTCTCTTGCTTGATCTTCATTGTTTTCTAACTTCATTTTTTCTAAATCAATTTTTTCATCCATTTCATTTTCTCTAAGCTCATTACTATTCATATCTTGTTCTGCTCTTCTTTGAATATCAACTGCTTTAAGATCTAACTCTCTTTCTTTTAGTGCAACTAGTGGATCTTTCTGTTGACCCATAGATTCACTTTGAGCTAATTCCATAGTTAACTCAGCAACTCTTTTTGCGACCATAGATGCAATCTGTATTTGTGCTGCTTGAGGATTACTTTGAAACTGAGCCTGCATCATAGGATCATTTGCAATTAAATTACTAATTTCTCCTTGGGCTTTCATTGAAACGTGTTCCGATATGTGTGCTTGTAGAGCTGAATATACTTGAGGATTAATTTGAACCATTCTTGTTGACATAAATGCTCTATGTGCATTTATATGTGCGTCATGATCTTGATCAGGAAAGGCTCTTAATTGTTTTTGCATCAAAACTTCCATATTTTCTGTTGCAGGATCTTTTGGTATTGGTTTTTCCTCAGGTTTTAATAGTTGATCTATGTCTTGAGTCCCTAATGCTTCGTATACTCTACGATATGCTTCTCTTAAATTGTGCATCATTGGATTTGACATAGCAATCTTTAAATTTTCGTTAGCAAGCGTTACTCTTTGTGCCATACTCATGATATTAGGGTCGGCAACTGGTATAACATCTACTCTATCATCAAAATCAGTTCGTTTTACTGCTTGATCTGCCCCATATACTGAATATGGGTAGATTGGAGGTAAGTATGTACCGAATACTTCCGATAATAATCTAAATTCTCTACGCATTGAGTAGTAACATCGCTTGTGTATTGCAGTCATGACTCTTGAACCACGTTCCAACATTGCAATAGTAGTACCAACAGCTCTATTTTGAGCATCATTACCGGTATCCATGTTAGTAATAGCTGCAAACTTCTGTCCTGCTTGAACAACAAAACCCATTAATTGGTATAATGTAGATGAGGGTTCCTTAAATGGTAAAATTTGAAACTGATCTTTAATATTACCCCCAGGTGCATCGACATCTCTAAACTCTCCTGGTTGAAATGGTTGGTCATCATCTCTAATTCTTATTCCCCTAGACTTAAATCCAGCAGGTAAGTTAGATAATGTACCTGCATCTAGTAATTGTCTTAAGGATTGTGTAGCAGTTCTAGATAATCCACCTATCATGTGTGTTAAACCAAAACCATAAAACCCTAATCCTGGTAAAAATTTAAAATGTACAAAGTATTCTTTTCTTTTTTTAGCCTCATCGTTAATATCATAGTTATGATAGATAGATAAAACTTCTCCTGAACCTTCGTCAATTGTAATAATGTAAGGAACTTTAACTTCTTTTTCCGAATTAGTGTTTTCAAATTCTTCTAGATTACAATCAACATGCATTTCTAAAACTTGATAAGAATATTGTTTATCTGTTGAAGGAGTAACTCCTTCTAACTCTTGATATTTTTTTTCAATTTCTGTAGGACCACTTGAAGTTGGTTTTAATTCAACATCTCTGTAAAATCCTCCTGCTTGTTTTTTTAATATCTCATTTTCTCCCATTTTTATAACATGAGTAATTCTTTCACATTCCATTAAATCCGTTGCATAATATGGAACTACTAAATCCTCTGCAGGAATAAATTTAGATACAGCCCTTTGCATAACTTCATCATAATAAACTTTTTTAAATGCTGATCCTGCGAGCGCTAAATAAAATAATAACTGATCAAACTCTGGAGTGTATTCTTCCATCTCTTCCGTGATCATGTAGTTCATAAAATCTTGAACACGTTGTGCTTGATTAACTTTTTCATTATCTTCTACACCTAAAACTCTAGTTCTTACGGGTCCTTGAGACGGGAGTAATTCTTTATAGGCTTGTGCTTGAAATTGTGTAACAGCTTCTGATAAAAGAGGGTGAGTCACGGATGCCGAACCCTTAAACGGTCTAGTCATCTCCGTATGTTTAATACCAAGTAAATCTAAATTACTTGTATAAGAAGTTTCCCAATCTTTTCTTGAGACTCTATCTTTTTTATAATCGTCTAGTAGTTGATTAGATATTCTTTGCAGAACATCATCAGACATATTTTCTGCAAGATTAGAATAAAATTTTTCTGCAGCATCTGCAATAATACTTGCATTTTTAATATCTCTATTTTCCTCTTCACCTTCAATCTCAACATCAACTTCTTCAGAATCAGGAGATATAATTTCCTCTTCAATTGCTTTTTCAATTTCAGCCATTTTAAAAATTAATAAAGTTTAGTTGGTCTCATCCCACCTTTAGCTAATCCGCCACCACGGGCTCGAATCATTTTACCTTTTTTAGCACCATCAAACATCCCTAATCCAGAATTCTTTTTTGTCATAGCTTTATATTGGCTTTCTGATTTTGGCATAGTTGCTGAAAGTTTTCCTGCTTCTTTTCTCTTAAGAACTTGTTTTTTTATTTTTTCATTAGTCGCTCTTACTTGAGAAGTTTTTTCTTTAATTTCTTTTCCCATTGCATCTTGATCTACAGTAGTTTTAATTGGTGTACCAACCATTGTTTTTCCACCTGTATCTACCACTCTAACTTTTCCAATTTTTTTTGATGATGATGGAGTCTTAGCTGTTGCAGGTGCTCCTGTAGGAGTCTTTGCTCCAGCACCCATCATTTTTGATGCAGCGTAAAGTGCTACACCAGCCATAGCTGCTTTTTTTAATTTTCTTCTAAGTTTTGACATGTCGTCTCCTTTTAATAATATACGTATTTACGTTCTTTATAACTTTCAACCTCATCCTCGTCAGAATAAGTTGTTACAAAAGAACCTTGTCGATATCTTAACATAGCTTGTGTTGTGCTGTCTACATAATCATCGTGCTCACCATGAGGAAAAGCTGCACATTCTTCAATCACTTCTTGAGCCCAATGTTCGTCTCTAGGAAAATATACTTGCTCTGACTCAAATATTGGAGCACAGGCGTTGACCCGTGAGTGTTTGTCCTGGCCTCGTCCTGGAGTGTAATCCATAACCGGTATACCCATTCGTCTTAATTCTTGTAATAAACTTTGACCACTAGCTTTAGCTTCTATAATTATAGTTTCTGGTTGCCAATACTTGTATTGGTCTAGGGCTACCATTTTTAATTCTGGAAAATCATATTTACCTTTTATAGCATCAATTAACATTATAGCATCAGGTCCTGATTCGTGAGGCGTGAATATTCCCCATGTAGTAATGGCTGAGTAATCTGCAGTTTCTTTTTTACTGAACGCAGTATCATAGGATTGTATGACATGTTTTAATGTAGGAATATCCCCGGTCCACGGCTGCCACCATTCTCTTTTTAGTATTGCCCCTTCTTCCGATGTAGGATTTTGCATGTACTGGGCAGACCAGTTTCTAATTGATATGGACGCTTTAACTTTTTCTAATTCTTCTAGGTTCCAATATTCAGGCCACACGGGTTGAACATTTTCATCTTCTCCTAATAGAGCTGGAAAAGAAATTGTTTCCCATTGGTCTGACTTAGGTTCATTTTGTGCTTTAATTAATCGTCCAGTCAAATCATCTTGAGCCCATCTTGTCATTACAAGTACAATTGAGCCTCCTGGTTGTAGACGTTGTCTAGGACCAGATAGGTACCAATCAAAAGTTCTTTCCATAGCTGAATCAGACATTGAGTCTTGTTCAGTATGTGGGTCATCAATAATAAGTAAGTCCGCCCCTCGTCCTGTGATAGAACCGCCAACACCCGCTGCAAAGTATTCCCCACCTTGATTGGTCTCCCAACGTCCTTTTGCCTTACTATCTTCTCTTAGTTTAACATCTCCGAATATTTGTTTATACTCTGGACTGTCAATTAAGTTTCTTACTTTAGCACCAAACCTTCCTGAAAGTTCTGCGTTGTGCGATACCTGCATTAATTTCATCTTAGGATGTTTCCCTATCATCCAAGCTGGAAAGTATATAGATGCAAATTCTGATTTAGTGTGTCTAGGAGGCATATTTACTATGAGCCTTCCTTTTTTGTTCTTAGCAATCTTCGTAAACTCATGTGCTATGTGTTGGTGATGACCCCATTTATTTGGATCACTATCAGCTCTACAAATAAAATCTGGCCAAACATTCTTTACAAAATACAAAAAGTTATCTTGACATAATTTTATATGTTGTAGCCACACTTTTTCGAGCCTCTTTCGTAGCTGATCGGTGGTTAATAAATCTGTATTAGTCATATATATTTACTATACCCTTGGGTCCCCAAAAAGGGAACCCCTTAATTCTACAAGACCATACTACTTCTATCTGTCATAGCAAGTAAAGGTAAAGTTAGTAAACTTTAGTATAAAAATCCTCAAAAAATAGAAATAAAAAAATTTCTATTTTTGGAATTTGACTGGTACCTCTATGGGTGGTAACGCCCCTAAAGGATAAGGGGCGTTTATTCATATGACTATTGTGTCTGTTGCTTGTATCTAATTAAATCGTCAACCGTTCTTTTAATTCTTTTTACTAGGTTGTGAAATAATTTTTCTTGTGCCGTTCTTATGCTAAAAATGTAATTGTGATCCTCTACAAAATTAGACACTCGAACATATGTCCTATCGGATATAGTGCCGTTGATTTTAATGTCATAGCCTTTATATTTAAACGGTATCATTTAAACCTCCATGCCTTTAATAGCTAATACAATTCCACCAGTGGCAAGAATGCCACCAGTGAAAGCGTCAACCGTGAATAGTACTACCACGCCTAAGAATGCGATTGAGAAACTAATCAAGATTAAGAATATATGCAAAGCAATATCCATTATTTAGACTCAAGTTTATAGTTAGTTCTCAATTCATTTGAAACACCACCGACCAAATATTTAGTATACAATTCGGGGTGATCTTTTTTAAATTGAGTCACGTCAAATCTACTTGTATTTTTTGTGACTAATTGAATAGACCCAATATAAAGACCTTTCTTACCATTTGTTTTAGGCTCTTTAAATTGAAAGTAGTTTTCATTTGCTTCACAATGTTCGACTAATTCAGGTTTTATTAATTTAGTAACCTTAGTATAGTTTTTTATTGTGTCTGTGAATTGACTATAAACTAAAGCTTTATAATCAATCTTTTTATTGTTAACTAATGTTAACATTTGTTTTAATGATTTCATAATTTAACTCCTATTGTTAGTTTGTTTTTTATTTATCATTACTCCCATTAATAAGGGATATAAAAAGATATGTCAAATTAATTATTTACAGCTGACACAGCCCTAGATTGTAGGGCTGTGTATTAGAATCGTTCTAAACTAATAGAATCAATAAGAGTACTATTCCTATAGTACCTGGAAAAAATATAACCAGTCGCATTATAAAGGCTA